AAGTCATCACGCCATGCGCTATCCATGATCGAGAGCGGGCATACTACAAGTACACGATTTATAATCCCCTTGTTTAAAAGGAAATCCGATGCCCATATAGCACTTGCTGTTTTTCCTGTACCTTGCTCATTGAAACAAAATCCTTTCTGGTGTATAGTAAGGAATGAAGAAGTCAAAACTTGGTGTCGAAATGGTTTGTATCGCCCTGTCCATTTATACTGCGATTCTATGGGCGACGGTGATTTTATACCTAGCTGATTAAGGCTCTGTGCTTCACTAAGCCCCCAATTTACTATTACTTCATTGTCATTTATCTTCTGACTTTTAGGTATAGCATTTATTACTTTACTAGGGTCACGTAGGCGTAATCGTAACGCCTTGTTGTTTATTATTTGCATTATTCTCTCTCATTCTTCTTGGTCTCTCAGGTTTTTAAAAAACTCTTTATCTCTAGGTAAGTATACATCTGTATGACTTTGACAACTGGGGCAGGATAGGTTTGTTATCATACAGTATGTGTCGTCTTCTTCTTTATCTATATCGTGGTCTCCGCCCCAGACAAGATCAGTATTACAATGCCAACACTTCATTTCTTCTTAGGTCGTCCTTTTTTAGGCTTCTCTTTTTTCGGCTCTTCTTTCTTTTTAAACAACCCCATTAGCTTACCTAACATAACTTTAGGCATTTGCCATATAGGGGAATCCCATAAATATCTCATTATTTACTCCTTTTTTTCTTTTGTCCATTTCTGGCACGGTTCTTTGAAGGGCTTTCTAGTTTAGTCCCGTCTTTGTTAGACCCTCCCTTACTTAACATCTTATTGTGTGATACATCTTTCCCTTTTCGGTTGATGCCTTTCTTGTCGTACGAGCGTCTTGCACGTTGACGTTCCATCCTAGCAGGATGTTCGCCACGCTCTTTTTGCTTTTTATATTCCTTTTTATAAGGTCTAGGTGATTTAGTATATGGCATTAGTTACTCCCATTATATACGCATTCTATCACAGGACAGTGCCTTTTGCATAGCCCACTTGGACGTGCGTTCCAAATATCTTCCTCATAAGCAATCTCCATGCGCTTAAAACTAGATACCCATTTATCCCATAATGAAGGTATCATGTCATCAGTATATTTCTCTTTTATGAATTTTTTAGCAATAACGAACATTAATCCTGCATTAACTTGTTTTACTTCGGGAAAGTATTTAAAGGTTGCCATAGCCATAAGTTCTAGCTGTCCCTTATCCGCGTACTTGGCTGAACGTCCTGTTTTATAGTCTATTACCCACGCTTTGTTATCATCAATTATTACAAGATCAGCTATACCACGCCACCATACATCTTTAGCCATAAACTCACATGGCTCTAATTCAGCCGTAAGCCCCATCTTCATCTCTGTAAACTTGTTACCCTGTCTACGTCTAAGTGCTTCCAGGGGACCGTACAGGTAAGCATACTTTTTAGGTATTTCCTCACCATCACGTATAAACCTCTCTGCTACAGCATGTACTTCCGTACCATAACGCATAGCTTCGGTTTCACTCTCTTGGTAATCCTTTGATATCTTCATATGGTAGAACTGTTTCGGACACTGCTCGAAAGATTTAATCCTACTATATGACCACGGTGCTACACTCAATCACAATCTCCATAAGTTTTTCCTGTTCCAGACTCACAATCTATAGGTAGATCACTCGCCCATTCTGGTGGTTTTCGCATACATTCTTCGATGTATTTCTGTGCTTCTTCCACCTCTTCGTCTTTAACACAACATGCAATACTATCATGTACGGTTAAAACAACTCTGTACCTCTTAGCTATTTCTAGCATTTGTTCACCAATTATGCAACGTGCTATAGCTTGGCACACGTTCTCTATTATCTTGCCGCCATATATTCTGGTACGTCCTCGTCTTGTTTTATAATCAAACTCTACGCCTTTATCAGTAGTAGTGAATTGTAAGTCGTCATAGCGTAAGTACAGACCAGAGGGTAAAAGTATCTTACCATCTTCTACATATAAGACCCCTTGCTTACCAAAAGTGTTGCCGTCTTTCAGGAAGAGTTGAGCATCACGCCATAAGTTCTTAATGTCTGTGTTAGAATCACGATAAACCTTTATTACACGTCGGGCTTCATCCATATCCATATCGAACCCAAACGTCTTAAGCTGATTTTGAAATTTCTGCGCCCCCATACCATATCCTGCGCCTAAGATTGTAGTCTTACCAACAAATCTCTGGTCTTTTACAATTTCACCCTCTGCTACATTATATATCTTAGATGCCATTTTCTTATATACATCTTCTCCATTGGTAAACGCTTGGGTCAAATCATCTTGTTCGGCAAGCCACGCCAACACTCTTGCCTCGATTTGGGCGGAGTCGGCATCAATAATAGAATATCCCTCTGGAGCAATAATACTACGTTTTAGCATGTTCGCATTTGCGCCACGACTAGGTAAGTTCTGTAAATTTATCTTATCATCACCTCCCCAACGTCCAGTATGCGCAGCATAATATCTTACAGGGACAGGTAACAGTCCACGCTTCGATATGTCTATGAACCTCTGTGTCCTAGTTTCTTCTAGTGTGCTTTTATTCCCAAGCCTTGCCGCTACAAGTTGTTGTACCTTCTCGTCCTCATGTGTTTCCAAGGCTTTAAACCCTTCATCAGATTTTGCAAACGCCCATGTCTCTTTACCTGTAGTCAAACTTATTTTTGTTGGTGGCTCTATCCCCAATCCTTTTAATAGTTCTGCAAACTTGGGGTTACTCATAAGATCGTCCTTACTTGCACGGGCATCTATAAGTAGCTCTTCCTTACGTAAACGTGTTTCTCTGAGATGGTCTTCTAACAAAGTCAGATCCAGATCCAGAACAGGCTCTATAAACATACGTAGTGACACGTCAATGAGCTTGAGTTCCTTTTTAGGAAACCCTTTACCCATTATAGTAAATAGTTTGTATGTTAAATCCACGTCATTGACGCAGTAATCCCCAAACCTTTCCAAGTCTTCTTCCGTAAATTCTTCTCTACGTTTGGCAAGGGTATTCATCGTTTCATTTCCCTTAACACCAATATTATATCTAGTAGCTAACGCACTAAGTGAGGCACTGGTTTCTACTCCGTGAGTGGCTCGACCTATACAAACTGTATCAGTATAGGCGCGAGGGTTAATACCAAATATCCAAGAAAGTATAGCACCGTCAAACATAGTATTGTGAGCAAGTACCATCGACTTATCCCAGGCGAAGGTCTGTAAGTACGCCTTAAGTTGTTCCTGTGTACCACTTGCCCACTCCGTTGGTTGGTTGTTTACTTTCACCGCGACCCCAATTACTTCAAATCTGGGGTCACGCACATATTCTTCCGTTGTTATCTTACGTAAAGAATATTCTTTGTCATAGTATGTTTCAAAGTCAATAGTGATAAGGTTCATTTGTCTCTCGTATCTCTAGACCCTCTGGTCTAGCTAAAGGTGATTTTATGTACCTATTATAACTTGTATAGCAACGATCTGCACCGTAAAGTTCTAAGCTATAATCTGCACAGCCTTGGGGGTCGGTAAAATCAACAGTGAACATAACCATCAAAGTATAAGCTGTTTTGGTAATCATTTCTTTGTCTCCTTCAAAACACACTCATACTCAATTCCAACATACGCCATGTTATCTATATAGTGATCTTTCTTTAAAGGACTTGTCTGTCGCCTTGCTAACTTGGTAGCTTGATGTACCAAAGTAATATCTCTCGCTGTAAGACGTTGTCCTGTGATTGCATTATAAATACGGGCAATATGTTCGTGGTTGCCTACAGCGTCACCATAGTCTTTGTTACGATCTGTAGCTGTAAGGCTCGATGCTACTTCAAGTAGTTGGCAACGCATTGGTGGTTTGGACTCCTCTATGAAAACTTCTTTTGGTGTGCCTATGTCATTCATCATGCTACGGGCGTAACCATATGATACACCACAAACCTTCGCTACTCTTTTGGCTGTGGCAGTTTTATTTTTGAGTAGATATCTCCAAACTCGGTCTTTCTTAATACTTTTACGCATTTCTCTTTCTCCTCTTCTCTTATTTTTCTAACTAAATAGTCTCTATGCAACTTGGCATTCTCTTGTGCTTTCTTTAGTCGCTCAGAGACTTTTCTAACAATAACTGTCATTTCTTCTCCGACTTATTGTTAAACTGGTTGGGGTTAATTAACCCTTTGTTCATATCACGCTTTATCATGGCTTTATAGTTTTTAACTGTTTCTGGTCTTAGATGCCGTACTTGTTTTACTCGGTCATCTCTTGGAATAGGTTTCAAAGCAAATGCTTTTTTAAATTCTTCATCTGTCATATTATCTCTCTTTCTTTTTAGGTTGCCCCCCTTCTATGAGGGGGGTCTAAGTTTTTACATGCACTACCATGACGAGGTCACAAGGAAAGGAATACCTGCCCTCATTGCAGTGGATTTCGATTATTATGCTTACATATGTCGTGACATCAACGCTCTCACTGCTTACGTCCTACCAAGGAAAATAAAACTATAAAAAACTTGGCAGATTATTCATATTGGATTGGAAAGTCAAACTCTAACTGTCTTGGGTCTTTCTCTATCCCTTTTAATATACTTTCAACTTCTGTTATGTTCTCTTCGTTAATCACACAGGATACGCCCCCTGCTACATCAATGTCTGTTAAGTTCTTATGCTGTAGTGCTGTAGGCTTGTTCTTTCCTGACTTACATTCGAACCCAAAAAACTTTCCCTTATAACAACCGACTATATCTGGCACACCACTACGTCCGTAACCACCTGTTACAGGGTAGAAGTAATAAGCTCCTAACACCTTAAGTTGTTCTACTACCTTCTTCTTCACCTTCGCCTCTGGGGTCATAACCATTATAAACTATCCTTCCATTGTCCTTTTGCCCACTGCTCCAACACTTGTTGGGTATCAGTATCTTCGTTCTTTCCGTCTTCCTCAAAAAACTTTGCGTCACTCCACGCATCTAAGAAAGTAGAATACCTACCTACGACTTCTCCATTGTTAGG